GGGTAATATTTCCATCCGGAAATTATGCCCCTTAAATGTATTAAGTATGGCAGAGAAGCAAGATATTAGGGAAGACCAGATGAATCTAGTCAGTGGCGTAGACTATGTGAGAGGGCTGAGAGGCAATGACAGCGTGCTGATTGCTCTTAATAATCTGTTTGCTAATTATGGAATTGTCAGGGAGAATAAAAGATTTGATGCTGGAGAAGAAAAGGAAATCAACTTTAAAAATGGCGGTATAGTAATAATAAGAGTTAGCAGCCATAGCCATTCTATAGGAATGGCAGTCATAAATAGTGATTTAAGTGCTAATGTTCTGTCCGAATTACCAAACGGAAACTTTGGCGGCAAAGTAGAGGGTAAAATATGTATATATAGAAAAGAAAGTAATGGAAATCTGTATATATACAATGGAGCAGCAATTGCACATAACATAAATGCATGTTTTATTTCAGTTACCTAAATGTTTATTTTGCTTATTGTTTATATAGAATAAATTGACACCGTTATTTCCAAGCATGCTTCTTGCCCCTTAAATGTAAGAATATGGCAGATAAGCAAGATATTAGAGAGAATGCGATGAGTGGTGGAACACCTACAAGATTACGTGGACTGGCGGCAAACGGCAACAGTATATCACCAACATTGGAAGAGGTAATGAACGCAATGGGAATATATACCTATAGCTTTACATTGGCGGCAAAAGAGGAAAAAGACCTT